GGGGGCTATGGGGGTTTTCTTGGTTTATTGGTTTTCTTTCTATTGGTTTTCTCTGGTGGACTGAAAATCCGTCCGCTGGTTTTCCGTCCGCCGGTAGGCCGGTGGACTGATTTTCAGTCCACCGGTCATCGGCCACCGCTGGCGACGGCTGCTCGACCGGTTCTGGCGGAACTGCCTGGTCGGTGAACTTGTAAATTTCACCAGTAACACGACCATCCGCATTCCTGGTTTTCACGTTCTGCAGGTAGCCATATTCCCTAAGCTCGCGCAGCGCAACTTTTATGGCATCTCTCCCCTCGGTCCCATGAGAGATAATCCAGTCCCTTGTGAAAACAAAGTTCTCAGCGTGTGAAAGACATCCAGCGAGAATACCCTTTGCACGCCAGCTAATCCTGCTATCTCGTATAGCCTCATTAAGAATGATGGTAAAGTTTTTACCAGCAGGAGTCGATGTAAAACGCAAGTCGCTCATTTTCCACCATTGGCAAGGTCTGCAAAGACTTGAGCAGCGTTCTTTTCTTGTTCCTCAATTTCAAGTGCCTTGTAGATCAGGCCACGGATATGAGTTGAGAGTCCGAGGTACTTCGGCTTCTTCAACTTCAACTCGTTAATCAGTTCGTCTGGAAGTGAGACACAGATGCGTGCCATGTGCTGATTCGATGTGAGTGGACTCAAAAAGCATACACATCTGCAGCGCCCCCGTCAAGGCCCCTTCGCTAGCACCTCGGGTATCACCTCACCTGAAACCGGATTGAGGCACCTTCCTGGGGCGCCTGGGCGTCGATCCGGTGGCCTTGGTGACGAGTGATCCACCCCCGGCTACCTCGGACAGCCCAAAAACAGGTGGACAGCGATCGAACTGTCACAGATTTACTGTCAACGTTCCGTCGTGTGTCAGGTTTCAATGCACCCACAAGTAACAAGCAAGTGGCTGCTCGAAAACCAATCAAGAAATCCATGAAACGACCCTTTGTTCCTGGTGACGAGGTTTACGCAAGGTGGTTTGGCGATGACACGCTGACCATCGTTGATAAAGCCGATGTCGCAAGTCCCTTTCCGCACTACATCTGCAAGATCAATAGAGCAACGTGGATCATTCCAAAAATTCACCTGTCAAGAAAGAAAATTGCCAGCGAGACTGGTGATGGCAATCGCCGCCAGCTCTCTGCTTTTAATTGAATGACACGCCGACTTCCTGTAGCGCAGCTTGTGTTAGACCAGTTGCATGAAGCCAAGATCACCGGTAGAAAACCGGATCACTGGGAGATAGGAATTGAAAGACTGAAAGAGTTGTTTGCGTCGGGTCTTGTTGAAAGGCTTGATCCAAGTTCTTTTAAGATTGCCGACCTTCCTGTAAGAGTTAATGATGAAGATTCTGATCACTTTTCACTTCACACTAGCTGAGGAATTGAAATGCTTTCCTTAAACAGTGATGCCAAATTTATAGTTGATGAGTGCCGCGAATGGCTTTATTGGTTTGCACTCCTTGGCATACAACCTGGCAAATGGACAATTTCTGAGGAGTTTGTCTGCATTCTAATCAGAGAAAATAAAATTCTCATAGATGAATTGGGTATTGTAGAGCCGCTTAGCTCTAGCATAACAACACTATATGGTATTCCGGTTGAAATTTGCCAGTCACCACTGACCATCAAACTTACCTAAACACTACCAATGCTCAAGAACGACAACTGGATCCGTCACCAGGCTTCAAATGGAATGATCGAGCCGTTTACTGGTTCGCTTGTTCGTGAACTTGTCTGGACTGACGAGCAGTCACAGTATTTTACAGAAAAGGTGTTGAGTTACGGAACAAGTAGCTATGGCTATGACCTACGGCTTTCACCAAAGGAGTTCCTGATTTTCAAGCACGTTCCAGGAACTGTCATGAATCCCAAGCGGTTTAATCCAGCAGCAAATCTTGAGTCCGTTGAACTACAGGAAGATGAAGATGGTTTGTTTTTCATCCTTCCAGCGCATTCATACGGCTTGGGTGTTGCACTTGAGCGTCTTCGTGTCCCAAGGAACATTACTTGCATCTGTCTTGGTAAGAGCACTTATGCAAGAATGGGCATTATTGTCAACGCAACTCCAGCGGAAAGCGAATGGGAGGGGCATCTGACACTGGAATTCAGTAATTCAAGTGGTGCAGATTGCCGCCTTTATGCAAATGAGGGCATCTGTCAGATCCTGTTCTTTGAAGGCGAGGAGTGTTCGACCAGTTACCAAAATCGTTTCGGGAAATATCAAGGGCAGCCTGAGCGGGTTGTTCCGGCTCGGATTTAACGACAGCAGTCGCATCGAGTGTTACAACTAGCCGCGAACGAACAAACACAGCCATGAGCCTCAGTGACTACCTCAATGCCGTGGGCAAAGTCCCACTGCTCACGGCGCAGGAGGAGATCATCCTCGGAACACAGGTCCAACGGATGATGAAGATTCTTGCAGACAAGCAGGAATCTGAATTAACAGAGGAGGAGAGAAAGCATGTACGAGTTGGCCGCAGGGCCAAGAATCGTATGGTTTCTGCAAACCTGAGGCTTGTTGTCAATGTGGCCAAGAAATTTAGACCACAGGCTCACATGAAAATGGAAGATATTTTGCAGGAGGGCAGCATTGGGTTGATGCGTGCCGTCGAGAAGTTTGACCCAGAGCGCGGATACAAGTTTAGTACATACGCTTACTGGTGGATAAGACAGGGAATAACAAGGGCGGGAGAAAATCAAGAAGCAGAAATCAGAGTTCCAGCTCACCTGCAACGAATCGCCAAGCAAGCGGCAGACGCCAGATCAAAGCTTTTATCCAAAAACGGTAGGCAGCCAACTGTAAAAGAAGTTGCACTTGCTATCAACGAGCCAGACCCCAAAAAGATTGAGTACGCAATTGCGCATCAGGTTTATACGTTCTCCCTTGACATCTCGCTGCTAGATGGTGACAAGAGTCCATTGCTGGACATCATGAACTGTGATGACGAAAGCGAGATAGAGGACAATGAAAACAATAAAATGAAAATGGACTTATTGATGCTGGCAATCAATGCCCTTGATCCAGTAGACGGAAGCATGATCAAAAAAAGATATGGAGTTAACTGTGAACCCCATACAATCAAGCAACTATCGGCAGAGTTTAATCTTTCGCCTCAGGCGATCAGGGACAGAATCAACAAAGCGATGAACAGGATCAGGATTGTTGTCAGCCAGTTTGTTTAGGGCATGATTCGGTGAACCCACATGCCATCTTGGCTGCGATCAACATATCCTTTGTTGTAAACTCGTTCGGCGTCATAGCAGCTTGAGCCAGCAACGCAAGCGGCGTAGATGCAAAGCTCGCTGTAGAAGCCATCATAAAACTTTGCGCTGCTGTCATATCTCCATTTCAGAGCATTGAACTCGCTCCACGGATCTTTCACGTTGATCTGATTTCTCGCCTGCGGGCCAGACTTCAATCCGTCAAGGCAGATCACATGTCCACTGGGTGTGAACCAACCATGGGTGATAAGAAATTCACCGGCTTTTAGCCATCCAAAAACTTCATTCAGGGAAGCATCACCTTCGTACTTGTATTTCACCTTGTACGATTGAATCACCCTGGCCATTGCTGTCGGAGAGCCCGCTGAGAGCCCCGTGGCCAGCAGCTTGCGCCGGATGCCCTCCACACTGCGATCACCGACTGCCATGCCGATGCAGGCGCTCTGACAGGTCACTGCGTCGGGCTGGCTGATGTTGATGGCGTTGATCAGCGTCTTCCACTCGCTCACCGAGACCTTGACAGGTGCTTTTGTCTCCGTCGCAGAACGCCACAGATCATCGAGCGACGATCCATCTTTCAGTGCGCCCGGATCAACCTTGTTCAGTCGATCGATGACAGCGTTGAACCAGGCAACATGCAGTGGATTTTTCGGATCAAAACGCTGAAGATAGTCCTTCATGGAATCAGGAAGAAAGCAGCCGAATCGGCCCGGTTGTCACAAAGCTAGCGGAACCTGTCACGATGTCGCTGTTGTCTACGTCAACTGCACAGGTTGTGATCAGTATTGACGACTGAAAAAACAAAGAAGAGGTGACGGGGCTACTGTCAGCATCATCAACTTCTACAGTTGCTTGTTTCAGGTAAAACCTTGCATTGCCCGTGGATCCCTGTTCAGTAAGCTGAACAAGGCGCAGCATTGGGTCAACGTCGTTCTTGTTTGCCGAACTGTAGAGATTAACAATGAAGTCCATTGTTCCAGATCCGGTAACAGTGGCCTTCACATAGCTGCCAAACCTCTCTCCAATAACCCCGGTGTCAATCTCTGATGCAGTCCTGGCGAGCTGCCAGCGCCTCAGCTCACCCTGGATTTTGAAAGGGTTTTCGGTTGCCTGCGACTTGAACGAATTACTTGTTGATGGCCATGCACGCAATCGAGTTTCGCTTGAGATGGTTGACAGTGATGTGACAAAAGTGCTGAGGGTTGTGCGCTGAGTTGAGTTGCTATTGCAAACAAGAACAACAGGCTTTGTGACATTGACAGTCGACAGGGGAATGAGAGTGGCCGAGCTATTTGAAAGCGCTCCATCAATGTTTTCGTGAAAGTAGATTCTATCGAGGGAATCCCTGTGGATATATCCGTTCAGGGATCCAGCTGCATGAATCAAATAAACATGCTCAGCAAAAAGCCAGTCATCATAGCCAACAGTGACAAAATTACTGGTTTTGTTTACTGATGAAGCGGGTACAACAATAGGCTCAGGCTGTGTTCGCTGAAGAGTGACAATTCCGTTGTAGCCGAGGTAAGCCATCAGAGCGTCGAGATAGGTTTGCCAGAGATGCGGAACTGAATCTCACAAACCTGTGCAGCTCCGAATGATGCTGACATCGAAACGTTTGTGATCACCACTGTAGCGGCAACGCTCTTACCGATGACTGAATCAAACAGCATTTCCATTGGAATCGTGGCTGTGCCATCATTGTAAATTTCAGAAATCAACGCTACGGCAGCAGAGTCATCCGGGTCGTAAAACAAGCTGCCGGACGCAGATGACTCACGAAGTCCAGCAATAAAAGTTTTGTCCCATTTTTCAAGGGTTGTCGTCTCCAGTGCATCTCGTGATGTCTGGAACTGAATGCTACGAACTCGGCCAACCCTCACTCCGTTGTAACGAAGTTCTGCGTGAACTGATGTTGGGATCATGGCTAAATGGCCTCAAACCAATAATAGTTGATCTCTGGCTCCTGGGCGGGAATGTAAGCATCTGGGTTGCTCATGCCAAGTGGCATACCCGGCCTATAGCCATAAGCGTACTCAAAGTTAAAGAAAGGGCCAATCTTCTGGTTTGTGCCTACTTTCTTAAAGCCAATGGACACATTGCTCGGCCGAACCGTTGTTTGTTGTACTATCAGATTTCCGAACTGGTTTGTTGTAATACGCCCAAGCTGCGAGAAAACAAGAATACGTGTTTGATCTTCCTTGACTCCGTAAACCCGCGTTGTAAAGTCTTCAGCA